AAAATGATTGGGAAAAGGGACTTGGTTCAGCACTTACTTATGCTGAAAGATACTTTTTATTAAAGTTTTTTCACATTGCAACTGACGAAGATGATATTGACAATGCAGATAGAAAAACAAGTGCAGGTGTACCTTTAGAAACTGCAATAAAAGAAGCTAAAACATTAGCAGAATTAACCAACATCTACACTAAATACAAGCCAACCGATAGAAACCTATTGGATTTAATGAGTGCGAAAAAAACTGAATTAACTTTAAACAAATAAACAATATGGAAAAACTAAATTATAGCTTAATTAGCAATATTGAATTTAAAGGCATCAACCATATGGATTATCCAGACTATTGCGATGCTTACATTGTAAGTGCAGAGTATGATGGGGAAGAGATGACGCAACAGCAAATTGAAATGATTGATGCAGATTTCTTTTACGAAAAACTAATCGAACAAATTTTTTAAAAAATTAAAATTAAAATAAATATGCAAAAATCAGAAGTAAAAACAACCGACAACAACATGATCGCTGGAGTGAGATTATTCTCCAAGCATCCAAACGCACCAGAATTTGTAATAGCCGACATGGTACTTACATTAGATGACCTGTACACTTGGGCAAAAACAAATCCTGAAACCTTAACGGAGTATCAAGGGAAGAAGCAGGTTAAATTGCAAATCCTTCGCAGTAAAGATGGTGCGCCTTATGCCAAGCTAAATACTTACAACGGTAGCAAGCCAACCGAGCCTAAAAAAGAAAGCACAGAAGATTTACCATTCTAGGCAATAACCAACTATTCAGCCGGTATAGCCTACAGCTTCATAAGCAACTGAATAGCTAATTAAAAAAACTATGTACAAATCAATAAAAGAAAGCCAAGAAAAGAAGCGCAAGTTACGACTTTACAAAAATAAGGTAGTGGATTATCCAATAGAGCGCATTCCACATCCAACATTAAAAAATACTTGGATTGAGAGGAGAAATGTTACAAATGTTACACAAAAGCATTGATTATCAATGAAAAGTGTAACAATGTTACATGTTACATTAAAAAAAAATGTATTAAAAATAAAAATGCAAAATATTTTTGTAACATTTGTAACATGTTACAAAATCTATTGATAATCAATGTAAAAGTGTAACAAAATTGATAAATGTTAAGTAAAAATGTTACAAATAATGTTACATAACAAAAGTTAAGAAATAAAATAATAAATTGATGTTAGCAATAATTTTATATATTTGCATCAGAATTAGTAGGGGAATTACTAATTTAATAAAAAAACATTTAAGCCACTGCATCAGCATTTATTCCCCAAATGCTTTTGTATGTGGCTTTACTATTTAAACTATGATAAGTAAAGAATATTTAAAAAAGTTGGTAAGCGTAGGTTACTCAATAATTCCAGTAGATGATAACAAGAAGCCTATTGGAGAATGGAAGCAATACCAAACTAATGCAAGGGCAATTACTGATATAGACAGTTTACATTCGCCTAAATATGGATTGCTAACTGGATACAATGGACTTGAAGTAATTGATGTAGATTTAAAAGTATTTGATACTTTGCAAGAGCAGACTAACTTTTGGAATGAATATCTGTCATTCTTGAAGGATAATATAGATGATTTTGAAAATAAGTTTGTTATCTATAAAACTATTAATAAAGGTTACCATATACTTTACAGATGCAGCAATGTAAAAAAGAATAGTAAAATAGCTAAGTTAAAAGGACATGCAGGTGCTGTAATTGAAAGTAGAGGATTAGGTGGCATGGTTGTATTATACGAAAATAAGATTAGTAAATTAGCTTATTCAGAAATACAAACTATTACCGACATGGATGCGGAGTGCATCTGGTCCATTAGTAAATCTTATAATTATGTTGAGAATATAGAAGTTGAAAAGCACCAAGTTAAAGAATATCAAGATAGCGCAATTACTCCATGGGCGGATTATAACGCTAAGGTAAGTATCTTTGATATAGTGCAAGATGAGTTTAAGATAGTTAGGAACTTATCAAATAGGTACGAGATACTTAGAAATGGTGCAAAATCTGCAACGAGTGGGAGCATATTTAAAAATAGCGGATGTATGTACTTATTTAGCACTGGCACTAATTACCCAGCAGAAAAGTTAATCACTCCTTTCATAGCATACTCCATCAAATACCATAATGGCAATTATAAGAATGCAGCAGGGCAATTATACAAAGATGGCTATGGTAGTAGATCCATCCCAAAGATAAAAGAAGCAGAGCCTAAAGAAAAGATTATAATAAATGAGAATGATTTAAACTTTCCTTTGGATATTTTTCCAAAAGAAATCCAAGATTTTATAAACGAAAGTGAAGTAACACTTGGATTAGTGCCAGACTACATGGGATGCAGTTTATTATGGTTAATTAGCCTATCAATAGGGCAAAGTTTGCACATCAAAATAAAAAATGGATATACACAGCCAGCAGTTATTTGGATTAGCTTAGTTGGTAAGGCAGGTATTGGTAAAACGCCATCCATTAACCACATTATCAACCCACTAAAGAAGCTAAACAATAAAGAAATAAAAAACTACATAGAAAAGAATAAACAGCATAAGGAATATGAAAGTTTAACTAAAGCTGAAAAGAACAATAGCCTGGAGATACCAAAGCCAAGTAAGACGCAATTCATAGTAGATGATATTACACTAGAGGCATTAGTTGGATTGCATGAAGATAATAAGCATTCAATTGGAGTTTTTAAAGATGAATTAGCAGGGTGGTATATGGACATGAATAAGTATAGGGAAGGTTCAGACTTGCAATTTTGGTTAAGTAGTTGGGGTGGTGAAAGCTATACTTTGAATAGAAAGATGGCAGAAAGTAGTTTTTTGGATAAAACATTTATACCTATACTTGGCGGAATACAACCAGCCGTATTAAATACACTTTATACCGATGAAAAAAAGGATAATGGGTTTATAGATAGGATGCTATTGTGCTATCCAGATTTGCATGTGCCAAAGTATAATAGAAACGAAATTAGAGAAGATAAATTAAAGTGGTTCAGTGATATTATTTGTGGGTTATATAGCGAGTTTAAGAATAAGATTATAGAGTATTTTCCAGATGCTAATGTGAAGCCTAAATTAGCCACAATGGATGCAAAAGCCTTTGATGAATATGTAAGAATATACGATAGCTATGTGGATATACAGAATGGCGATAATGAGAATGAGTACATGAAAAGCATGTATCCCAAGCAAAAAAATTACCTACCTAGATTTGCGCTATTAATTCATGTATTCAATTCAATGTTTAATGATGATAATTTGGAAGTTATTACTAAAGATAGCATGATTAAGGCTGAAAAACTAAGTAAGTATTTTATTGCACATGCTAAAAAGATAAAGGTAAATAGCACATCTATAAATGATATGAAAGGCACAATTAATTCTGCAAAAAAGAAAAGCACCAAAGAAAAGTTTAGCGAAATTTACAAGATGGATAATAATATAAATGTTGGAGAAATAGCAGAATTATTAGGTGTAAGCAGACAAACAATTTACAGATTTAAAATCGAATTAGAAAATTAAAAAAATATGAAACAGATAAATTTATTTGGTCAAGAATTTGACCCTAGCAAAGATGAAAAAAAATATTCATCTAAAATTGAAGCTCCTATTTATGAGCCAAAAAATAAAAAGCCTCATATAATGGAATTAGTAGATAAAACTAAAACACATAGGCTAATAAGAGAAATTGATAATTCAAGTTTATCTTATGAAGAAAAAACATTTTTAATAGATGCAGCTAAAAGACATAATGTATTTAATTATGAAAATATAGCTGATTATTATGCGCATAGTTCACCTGAAATGCAACATTTAATGGAGAGAAGTGGATTAGTAATAATTGACTTTGAAAAGGCAATAGAATATGGATATGTAAAACTTTGTAATGAAATTAAAAAACAATATTTAGAAGAATATGGAGAATAAAGATTTTGCAGTATTTATAATGGTACATGATAGGCCAGAAAACTGCTATACATATAAAACTTTAAAAAGATGTGGATATACTGGAGATATATTTTTAGTTATTGATAATGATAGTAAGTCATTAGAACAATATAAAAATATTTATGGGAATGCTATAATTACATTTGATAAAAAATCAATTATTAATAAATATGATTCAGGAGATAATAGTGGCGATTTGAGAAGTACAATGTACAAAGCAAATGAAATATTTAATATAGCTAAAGATATTGGAAAAAAATATTTTTGCATAATGTGTGATGATTATTATTGCCTAAGTTATAGATATGATACAGGTTCAAGGGTGATTAAAAATAGATTAGATTTTGTGTTTGATAAAATAGTTGATTTCTACAAATCAACAAATATTAAAACAATAGCATTTTCTCAAGGTGGTGACCACATTGGTGGTTTTAATGGTAAATTTAGAAGAAAAGCAATGAATTCTTTTTTTTGCTCAACGGATAGAACATTTGAGTTTATGGGTAGATTAAATGAAGATGTTACTACTTATGTTAATTTAGGTGCTAAAGGGCAAATATTTTGCACATTCCCATTTATTCAATTAGACCAAAAAGATACTCAAGTAACAGGACTAGGATTATCTGATACTTATATAAAAACAGGGACTTATGTAAAAGCATTTTTTTCAGTTATGTACAATCCATCAAGTGTTAAAATTAGTATGATGAATGCTAATAACCCAAGATTACATCATTCAATAAAATGGGTAAATACAGTTCCAATGATAATAGACCAAAAATATAAAAAATGCAAATTAGAACAAATCAATTAAAAGCTAGCAGTGATGCAGCAACTATTTTATTAAAATATAAAATTGCCTATTTAGCAGGCGAAGTGCGATCTGGGAAGACCATTAGCGCATTAAATGTGGCAAAGTTACTGCAATATAAGAATGTGCTATTTATAACTAAAAAGAAAGCTATTGCCAGCATCCAAAAGGATTATGAAGCTATGCAGTACAGTTATAATTTATATGTGATAAACTACGAAAGTATGCACTTAATAGAAGGCATGTATTTTGACTTTATTATTTTAGATGAAGCGCATGGGTTGGGCAGTTTTCCTAAGCCAAATAATAAAGTAAAACACATAAAAAAACACTTTTCGCATTTACCAATGTTATTAATGAGTGGAACGCCAACCCCTGAAAGTTACAGTCAATTATTCCATCAATTTTATTGCAGCAATTATTCACCATTTGCACAATTGAAAAACTTTTACGGATGGTCAAAGCAATATGTAATTATTACACAAAAGGACTTTGGTTTTGGTAAGGTAGCTGATTATAGCAAGGCAAATAAAGAGATGATTGATAGCGCAACCAAACATCTATTTGTCTATACTACTCAGCAAGATGCAGGCTTTAAGTGTATAGTAAATGAGCATGTGCATTATGTGGAGATGCAACCTAGTACATACGCAATAATTAATAAACTAAAATCTGATAAGGTAATTGAAAGTAAAAGCTGTGTGATACTGGCAGATACTGCGGTTAAAGAGATGATGAAAGTACATCAGTTATGTAGTGGCACTATAAAGTTTGAAGATGGGAGTAGTAAAGTATTTGATTATTCTAAAGCGGAATACATCAAAAAAACATTTGCAGGTAAGATAGCTATATTTTACAAGTTTAAGGCTGAATTTGAGGCATTAAAATCAATTTACCTAGATGGTTTAACAGATAACTTAGATGAATTTTACAATACTGATAAATCAATAGCTTTGCAGATAGTAAGCGGTCGTGAAGGAGTAAATTTAAGTGCTGCAAATTGCTTAATTTTTTATAATATTGATTTTAGTGCAGTTAGTTACTTCCAGGCTCGTGACCGTATGTCGGTGGCCAGCAGAATTGAAAATAATGTGCATTGGATTTTTGCTAAAGGTGGTATTGAAAATAAAATTTACAACTTGGTAAAAAATAAAAAGAACTTTACAGCAAAATATTATGAAAGAGCAACAAATACAAAGTAAAATAATCAAGTTAATGGAGTCTAAAGATTATTATGTAATAAAATTATCAAAGACAAATAAGCAGGGCATTCCTGATTTGCTTTGCCTAAAAAAAGATGAAGTACCGTTTTTTATTGAGGTTAAAACCGATAACGGAGTAGTAAGTGCATTGCAATTATTTAGGCAAAAAGAATTAAAAGAATTAGGCTTTAAAAGTATAATAGTAAAAAACATTTTAGAGATATGAATATATTAAGTTTATTTGACGGAATGTCTTGCGGTCAGCAAGCACTTGAAAGAGCAGGAATAAAAGTAGATAATTACTTTGCATCTGAAATTGATAAATATGCCATCCAAGTTACAATGGCTAACTATCCTAATACAAAACAATTGGGTAGTGTTGTTGATGTTGATGGATATAAACTACCAAAGATTGATATTCTTATAGGTGGTTCACCTTGTCAATCGTTTAGCTTTGCTGGTAAGAGAAAAGGAATGAGTACCAAGTGCGAAACTGAGATTTTAACTCTTGAACATTACTTACAATTAAAGTCTGAAGGTTATGAATTTGAAGGTCAATCTTATTTATTTTGGGAATTTATGAGATTACTAAATGAATGCAAACCAACTTACTTTCTCTTAGAAAATGTTGAAATGGGCGAAAAGTGGGAAAAGGTATTAAGCAAAGCTATTGGTGTAAATGGAATACACATTAATTCTGCTTTGCTATCAGCTCAAAACAGAAGACGCATTTACTGGACTAACATCGGAATGCAACCCTCAGGATTGTTTGGAAATTTGGAAAGCATTATAAAACAGCCAAAAGATAAAGGTATTTTGCTTCGCGATGTGTTAGAAAATGAAGTTGATGAAAAGTATTTTTTAAGTGAACAAAGAATTCAAACAATTCTTAAAAGTGAAAGAAGTGTGCCTTATGTAAATGAAGAAACAAACAAATTTAATTGTTTAATTGCTGGTTACAATAAAATACCAACGGATGGACAATATATAGTCCACAACACAATGCCAAGAAGTGGAAACCCTAAGAAGGGTGGAACTGGACATTTAAGCAGAAATGATGGTAAGACTTATTGCCTTGATACAGGAAATACTAATGCGGTTGAAATAGTTGCAATGAGAGGAAGAGGAGAAAAAGGCAATATTGAGCAACAATTTGAAACAAATGGAACGAATAAAAGCAACTCATTAACTACTGTAACAAAAGATAATTTGGTGTTTAATTATAGACAAGATGCACCAAATGATATAAATGGTAAAAAGGATTGTTTAAGGGCAAATGCTGGCGGTGTTTTAAAAGGTGTTGGAATTATTGAAAATTCACGAATAAGAAGATTAACACCAACGGAATGCGAACGATTGCAGACAGTTGCAGACAATTACACGAACCACGTTTCAGATACTCAAAGATATAAGATGTTAGGTAATGGATGGACAGTTGATGTTATTGCACATATATTTTCATACATATAAACAATACTAATAGCCTATAAAAAATAACTATATTTATATATGAATATATATTTATAATATTGCAACTATGGAAACACTAATCAAACACAAAGACGCTGTAATAATAGTATTCGCATTGCTACTATTAGCAGCTTGCAGTAAAACCTATCAAATATACTTTTAATTATGACACAAATAACAATTACAACCGACTGCCAAGATGAGGCTAAGGTACTTTTACATGCAGTAGAAAAATCAATAGCTATTGCAGACCTTAGGCAAAAATTAAGGTATAAGCTAAAAGATGCAGACTTTGGCGAACATGAAAATTACATTCAAGAACTATATAAAGAACTTTGCGAAATAGATAGCATAGGTAACTAAATTATGAAAATTACAGTAACAAATATCAAGAAGATACTTGAAGAAGAGTATGGGTGGTTTCATCTGGATTCAGATAGTCATAAATGGCTTGTTGATGAAATTATTGAAGACACCTTGAAAATTATTGACGATAAATTAAAGTACCACAAAAACATTTCAATTAAATGATAACAATAGAAAAAATAACAGAGATAGTTGCAAAGACAGCTAACACACCAATTGAGCAGATATTGGGCAAAAGTAGAAAGCGCGAATTTGTGCAACCGAGATTTGTAGCAATGAAGCTGGCAAAGGAATTTACCAAAGATAGCCTAGTAAAGATTGGAAATTACTTTGGTGGTAGAGATCACACCACTACCATCCATGCCATACAGACAATCAATGATTATATTGATATTAGAGCCAATCAACCTATGGAAAGTGAATTATACTTTACTGCAAAAGATAATTTGCATAAGTACCTACTAGCTAATAATGGCATATCACAAAGCGTTATTTTCACACCACATCAAGTACCAACATGCTAAGAGAAATTGATATACCAGAAGCGCACTTTGACGAAGCCAATGCTAGTAGCATCTTGCAACTTGCATACATCCAAGCCTTAGCACTTGAAAAGACATTGGAGTTGATGGATAACAAAGATGTAACTATCTTTGGCAAGCCATTAAAGCAAAAGGAATTGAAAGTAAAATTAGCACAGCTAAAGCCAATATTAGAAGCATTTTATTTAAAGTTTAACCAATATGGGCAAAGTGATAGCAGTATAAACCTAATAGATGCTGTGAATAATTGTCAAGAGTTATTTAAAGCTATGGTAGTAGTTGGCATTGATAGCCTTAGCACTATTGGAGCATGTATAAGTTTAAAGCATTTTAAAGAGCCACTATGGAACACCTTAACAACTAACATTTTTAAGTCAAATTTAATCAGTAAAGAGATATGAAAAAAACAGCAGTAGATTGGCTATTTGAGCAACTTTGGGAAACACCAAAAGACAAATTAACATGGTATGCTATATTATATCAAGCTAAAGAAATGGAGAAGGAGCAGATAATTGGAACTTTTAATGAAGGCGCACTAGACGGGCTGCAACTAGGCAAACAATACTACAACGAAACATTTGGTAAATAACCTAATAATTTATATATATCTTTGCACAAATGATACGCCATTTATACACCGATGCCAATTATGAATATACATTAGAAGTGATATTTACTGATGATGTAAAAAAAGCACTAAAGGCATTATTTAAAAGGTGGAAGATGGATGATGAAGCGTTGGATGCTGAAGGATTTACAGTATGCTGTAAGAATGATACTACAAAATATGCTTTGATTTTTGACTATGATAAACTTACCAATAATCTTATAAGCCATGAAGTGCTGCATGTATCTACTTTTATACTAGATGATAGGACAATAGACCTGGCAGGTGGCAATGATGACTATGAGAACCTAGCTTGGCTAAATGGACATTTGAATGACTTGGTAAGGCAGATAATAAAAAAGGAAGGCATCAGATTGCATCCTACTTTAATTCAATCTAAAACTAAAAAACTTGGGTAAATGGACTGCATATAATAGCGAGATAATTGCACTTTTACAAGGCAATGAGTCAATGAGTAACCATCTTGCAGCGCAAACTATCTTAAAAACAACCAACACAAAGGATGATAGTACGGATGTAAATAGTTTAACCCAGCATATCAGAAGGAACAGGGCGGAGTTATTAGATAAAAATGAAGGCATCTATAATGCAACCGAGGAACTTGATGTACCAAATACGAAAGTAAAGCATTTATGGTTAAAAAATAAAAGTGCATCTTTATTTGTAAAAAACCCAGAATATGTTGATAGTGTTGAAGCCAACTTATCTAACTTAAAAAATGAATTGATAAATGATCTGCAAGCCTATGCACCAATATTTAGCAAGATAGAGCGAATTGAAAATAAAGATAGCTACTTACTTGTAATAGATCCAGCAGACATCCACATCGGTAAACTATGCTCTGCATTCGAAACAGGCGAAGATTACACCAACCAAATAGCAGTTACAAGAGTGCTAGATGGAATAAAAGGTATTTTACAAAAAATATCATCTTTTAATATTGATAAGATATTATTTATAGGTGGTAACGATATTTTACACGTTGATAATCCAAAACGAACAACAACAGCAGGAACTTCGCAAGATACTGATGGTATGTGGTATGATAATTTTTTAATTGCCAAACAGCTTTATATTGATATTTTAGAAATGCTTTTATCAATTGCTGATGTACATTTTACTTTTAATCCAAGTAATCACGATTATACCAATGGCTTTTTTTTAGCGCAAGTAATTGAAACATATTTTAAGAATTGCCAAAATATTACTTTTGATTGCTCAATAGCACATCGTAAGGCATTTAAGTACCATAATAACCTTATAGGCACTACGCATGGGGATGGTGCGAAGTTGCAGGATTTACCTTTGCTTATGGCAGTGGAATTTTCTAATGATTGGGCATCAACTAAACACAGATATGTGTACACACACCATGTGCATCATAAGACAAGTAAAGATTATGCCGGTATAACAATTGAGAGCCTTAGAAGTCCAAGTGGTACTGATAGTTGGCATTATAGGAATGGATATCTTAGTATAAAGGCAATAGAAGGATTTTTGCATTGTAAAAACAATGGGCAAATAGCCAGAATTACCCACATATTTTGATGATATTTATCTATATATTATAAAAAAAGATTATTTTTGCATTATGGCACGACCTAAAGGAACGAAGTATATTGAAACACCTGAAAAGATGTGGAAATTGTTTGAAGATTATCGGAATGAAGTTAAAAGCAATCCTAGAATAATAAATGTATTTGGTGGTAAGGATTTTGAAGAAAGGCAAAATAGATTAGAACGACCATTGACATTTGAAGGGTTTTATAATTATTGCTATAAGGTGATAGGATGTATAGACCAATACTTTGAGAATAGGGATGCAAGATATACAGATTATATTGCCATCTGTCGCGCAATAAAGCTAGAAATTAAGCAAGACCAGATAGAAGGTGGCATGGTAGGGCAATACAATCCATCCATTACACAAAGATTAAATGGATTAACTGAAAAAGTTGAGCAAAAAACTGAGGGCGAAGTAAAACACGATGTAATAGTAACTTTAAACTTATGATAAATAAAATACTTTTAATTTTAGAGCAGTCCGCATCCTTCAATAAATATATTGATAGCGTGCATCCATCTGATTTACAGCAAGATTTAAAGAGTGAAGTATATTTAATTTTAGCAGAAAAGAAACCTGCAGTATTAGAGCAGTTAGTTAATGATAATAAGGTAGAGCAGTTTGCGGTGGCTATTGCAAAAACGCAAATACAAAGCACCAATAGTGCATTTTACATCAAGTATAGAAAGCCACTACCAATGCAAAAGCAAATGGATAGCTATCAAGAAATGGACATAGCTACATTAAGGGCGGTAGATGATGAGTTGGTGAGTGCATTGGTGAATGTTGGATGCAATGTAAAAAAACTAAGCAATCAAACTAAAATACCTTATAAGGCCCTACTAGATATGACAAAAGAAATAGCAGAAAAAAACCGAATAAATAAGCAAGGTATTGCAACATCCATCACTATCAAAGTGGAGTTGAAAGTAGCAGACCACAATAGAAGTATAACATCCATTAAGTCAGATGTGAATAAATTATTGAATAGTCAATTGAAAGGTGTAAAGGTTAAGGATGTACTTTTGTCTAACTTTATTTAGATGATTATTATGATTAGCGAAATAGATGAAGATGATTTGTACTTACATTTGAGTATAATTAACGATAAGACACTATTGGACTTATATAGAAGTTTAATAAAGAATGAGCAATACGAATATTGCCAAATGGTACTAGATGAAATAAATAAACGAGGACTATGATAGAACATTTAATAACTACAATACTACTTACATCAGGCATACTTATCTATTGGTTTGATGTAGCAAAACTGCATTTAATATTTTGGGTAAAACCATTTAATTGCCAATCATGCCTGGCATTTTGGGTAGGTATTTTTAGCTATTTAATACCTATTGAATACCAATTACCTATTATTAGTGCAACTTATAGCATATTTATATATATATTTTTAAAAGACAGATATAATGGCAATACAACTAACAGCAAATGAGATAGTTTTTCTTTACGAAAAGATGGTAGATAATATCACCTATGTAAAAGTAAGAGAAGTGCAAGCCCCAACAAAAGCAGATAAGGAAATGTACTCAAAAATATACACAAGCCACATAGCCAGCCATAAAGAGATAGATTGGAATTGTGCAAGTTGTGTAGTGGATGCAGTAGGACAGATATACAGAGAAACAGCACCATTTGCAGATAAATTAAAGGAAGCTAAAGCTGAATTGAAAGCTACTGCAACAACGAGTGCAAAAAAAGCAAAGTAATTGCCAATAAATATAGTTTACAACCGACCACATCTTTATGACTATCAAAAGCAAATTATTGATAGCACTGCAAGATACACAGTAACTGCAGCATCTACTAAGGTCGGTAAAACTGCAAGCCATGTAGTGTGGTTGCATGAGCAATCATTACAAGGTAAGCAAGGTTATAACTATTGGTGGGTAGCACCTGTGTATATGCAAGCTAAAATTGCATTTACAAGGTTAAAAGACCAACTAAGTGCAAGGGAATTATATCGATTTAATAATTCAAATCTAACTATTACCACTCCAACAGGTACGGTAATACACTTTAAAAGCGCAGAAAAGCCAGACAATCTATACGGTGAAGATGTGTATGCAGTTGTGATGGATGAGTTTACAAGGATGCGAGAAGCGGCATGGTATGCCATGCGATCTACCTTAACCAAAACAAAAGGTAAATGTAAGTTTATTGGAAATGCTAGGGGCAAGGGATGGGGTTACAAGTTAGGTGAAAGGGCAAAGAATGATGATAGTGGTATTTGGGAGTTCTTTAAAATAACAGCCTATGATGCAGTTGATGCTGGGTTACTTGACATAGCAGAAATAGAAGATGCTAAAAGAACATTACCTAAAGAGGTATTTGATGAATTATATTTAGCTATACCAAGTGATAATGGTACTAATCCTTTTGGAGTTCCTGCAATACGTAACTGCATTAAGCCAATCAGTAATAAGCCAGCATCTTGCTACGGTATAGACCTTGCAAAGTCCTTTGATTATACGGTAATAGTTGGACTAGATGATGATAGTAATGTTTGCTATTTTGATAGGTTTCAAGCAGATTGGAGTGTTACAAAGAACAAGATTATGCAACTACCTAAAGGCATTGAAAAAAATATTGATGCTACCGGTGTAGGCGACCCAATAGTTGAGGAGTTGCAAAGATTAGGTAGTAATGTGTATGGGTTTAAATATAGTAGCCAAAGTAAGCAGCAGTTAATGATAGGATTGCAGAATGCTATACAACTTGGCGAAGTATCAATCTTGGAAGGAGTGATGCAAGATGAGATGGAGTCATTTGAATTTGAATACACTCGCACAGGTGTAAAGTATAACGCACCTGATGGGATGCACGATGATACAGTGAATGCACTAGCACTAGCGCGTAATATTTGGAAAAAACGAGGAACAGGAATATATAATATAGTTTAAATTATGAATTGGGAAAATATAACAGTAGAGCAATTTCAGCAACTTAATGAAATTGATAAGGATTTCGAGGCATTAGATAAAGCCTATCACACCGTATCTATTTGTAAAAGAATAGATATTGAAGAATTGGATGCAATGCCAATATCGGAGTTTAATAGACTTTCTAATGATTGCCTATTTGTCGTTAAGCAACCTATACAAGATGTAACGATTAAGCGATTTGGTAGGTTTAAATTCATTCATGATATCCGAAAGATTAAGAGTGCAGTAGCAAGGTATATCGAAGTAAAGCACTTTGCGCAGGATTACATCCCTAATATGCACTTAATATTAGCTTCAATGGTGCAACCACAGCGTAAAAATTGGGTAGGGATGTGGGTAGATGTGCCATACGATAGTAAAGAATACGAAACCTACGCAAGTGAATTACAGCAAATACCAATTACCGTAGCTATGGGTTGGATTGGTTTTTTTTTGCGAGTATACGAGCAGTGGAAAGTGGATTCCCAACAATCTTCCCAAAAGAAGATGGAGAGCCAAAAGATGACACTGATTTGGAAGATGATGTTGAAGCACAGGATGCCAAAGAAAGAAGTGGAGAAAATAGTCAATCCTTTATGGGAAAATATGGTTGGCTCTACCAAATAGATTTGGTGGCTGAATTGGAAAGGGTAAAACGAGATGACATTTTCAACATGGACTTGATACCATTCCTTGCTGATTTGCTATATATAAAGGAGAAGTCAGAGTTTATAAATGAAATCAATCGCCAAGTCGCAAGCAGATAATTTAGATTATTTAGATATAGCAGGCAGTAGCAAAAGTAACTATACTAAAGCCACAGCAAGCTATGTAAGTGATGCAGTTGGTAAATTCATAACCGAAGCGCAAAATATTATCAATAGAAATGGCAGTGTAAGTAAAGGTAACCTATCGGACATAGTTACAACTACTACCAAAGCAGGTAGTAAGATTACAATTACCATAGGTTATGATAAGCGCAATCCTGCAAATAAATATTACGACTTTGTAAACAAGGGCGTAAATGGTACTTTGGTAAAGCATGGTAGTGAATATTCATTTAAGAATATTGGAGTTAGTAAAGCATTCCTGAAAAGTTTAATGGGGTGGAAAAAGTTTAACGTAAGAGCAAACAAAAACGAAGACCAGAGCAAGGGCAAAAGTGGATTGCAAAAGAAAAGGCAAAGCATAACCGATGCTAAAGAAAGTAGTGCATACGGCTTGGGTGTTTATATCAAAAGGAACGGCATTAAGCCAATACACTTTTTTGATAAGCCTGCAGCAAAGTATTTTGGCAATAGCTTTATTAAGGGATTGAGTAGAGAACTTGGAAAAGATTTAAAAGTAAATATAAAAAATGATTTTTTAGATGGCAATAACGGTAATAAATAGCGGAAGCGAATTTAATTTGAATAAATTTAAAAGCGCATTAGTAAGGCAAAATATAATAGTAGATAGCACGAACAAGGGAGTAACGAACTTTAGATATGTGTTCAGAATAACAGTACAATCCAATACATTGAATGCAGGTTTGCAAAGTGATTATATTGGGGAGTTCCAAGTGCGACCACAAGGTGCGAATAATTATGGTTACTTTGACATTGCAGAAGTAGCAAAGAATTGTTTTAGAAGTACGGATTTTTTAAATGGCTTTAAAAATAGTGCAAGTGATATTTGTGTAACAGATGACCATTCACTTATATTAGCATTTACAGCCGAATTAAGAGAGTTTGATGGCGTGAATGTAAGTGGTATATTAGGATATGTAACAGGATTTCTATATAATGGCTATCCAATAGTAACCGATTACTTAGCCAATGGATTGCAAGATACAATTGCAACCAATCAAGATACTTTTGCAATGACTAAGCTAAATAATAGCTTCAAAAAGATGTATTGGAGTGCAACGAGTGCAACGATTATTCCTACATGGGCAATCTATAATGCAGGTGGTACAGCAGTAAGCACAAACATAAGCGTAGAGCCTACCAATGCAGATGGGTTAGTGATTGGTTCAGCAGTTACTACTACATTTAAATATGTGGCTAATAGAGGCATAGCTTACATAGGTGGTAATGCTAATTATAGATTTGCAAGGTTTACAAGTGGTGGTGCAGGTAATTTAGGTGCGAGTTACAAATTAACACATTCATACACTGGCAATCCTACGCAATCTATCTTTGCAATAGATAGCTGCAAGCCATTTATTGAGATATATTTTAAAAATAGACTAGGTGCATTTGAGCAATTTGTATTCACTCATTATAGGCAAACAAATGACATTGAAAAGGTAAAGTACAAGGCAATGGATAGCACAGCGAAATTCATTGATACTATGGCAAGCTACTCAATTAATGGGGGTGGTTATGTAGGCTACAAGCAAACAAGCGAAGCCGATAAGCAATATAGCACCACTATCAATCCAAAGTTTGATTTGGCAAAGACAATAATAGACTATAACGAGTACAATGCATTTGTTGAATTGATGCAAAGCAATGAGGTGTATTTAGCAGTACCTATTTTAAATAATCCTGCATCAGATCCACTTATTTATACGCATAAATTCATACCAATATCAGTTACAAATAATGCCATAGGTATTTGGAAGCCAAATATTGACAAAGCTACAGTTGCAAAATGCACAATATCATTGCCTAACTTTAAAAGCCAATCTAACTAATGATAGAAATTATAGCAGGGCAATACAAGTTTGATGTAACAAATGAGGTGGGTATTCCATTGACATATCAGATAGACGATATTAAGGACATTGGTAGTCGTAATACTTCATTCAGCAAGACAATTACATTGCCTGGTACTTTGAATAATAATAAGTTATTTGGGATGTTTTTTAGTCCGCAAAAGTTTATTGATAAAAACTTGAGCCTAAGCGAACCAGATGCAAATGTAGGTACTTACTTCAATCCTAATATTAGCACAGACATACAGCTTTTTAAAGATGGGATGCAGATATTTACAGGCACAATGAAGCTACTGCAAGTCAATAAAACCGAAGGAGTATTTGAGTATGAAGTAGCTTTATTTGGCGAATTAGGTGGGTTATATTTTGCCATGAAAAACTTTAACGGTAAGCGATTAAGGTTAGAAGATTTGGGATGGAATCCAAGTACATTAGATACTTATGAAAAAACTAGGATAACAGATTGGGCGCAAATTGGAGTGATAGGTAACGAGGAAGTAGTTTATCCTTACATCAATTATGCTAATCAAATTAGTCCTAATATATCAGTAAGAAATTACCGACCTGCCTATCCATTATTCGGAGCATTTATTAAGATGTTCAGAAAGTTAGGCTATACAATAACAGGCGGATGGTTTAATACCGATGCCATGCAGAACAGCATATTCATCCCTAACAATAATGAGAAGTTATTGATGTTTACGAATAAGTTTATTAATGATACACCATTGAATGGGACTTATAGTGTTTCAGTAAGTGGTGTAACATCAGCATTAAAAATGAATGGAGTAGGATTAAGTACAGATATTTCATTTAATGCAACTAATTGTGAATATACTTATAGTGGAACAAAAGATTTAACTTTAAATTTTAATGCAAGTTATAATTTTGATTTTAGTGGTGGTGGAGCAAATACTACAATTAATTTTACTTTATTAATGGTTTTAAATGGCAGTTCATTTTTAGCTGCAAATAGTAGTGTTTGGACATCAGGTAATACAAGGCATATTAATTTATCAATTAATAAAAGTGTAAATTTATTACCAACAGATAAAATAAGTTTTTTATTATTTACTAGTTCTAATGTTGGTAGTAGTACCATTACAACATCAAATGTAAATGGCGGTGTAATTGCATTAGCTACTGAATTTACAACTACTGAACAAGTTTACAACCAACCTATTGATTACGATTTAAATTGCCCACGTAATGTTTATATGGATGAGCTTTTTACATCATTCTGCAAGTTATTTAATCTTTATGTAACTGAAAGTAAGTACAACAAAAAAGAATTGAATATTAAGCCTTATATTGAGTATTACAATGGCAATAGCACTTTAAATTGGAGTGATAAGTTTGATAAAGATAATTACAAGGTGCTACCAATTAGCGAAATTACTCCAAACATCTATAATTTTAAATGGAAGCAAGATAAAGACTATTTAAACGATAAATACGATAAGCAATATGGCCAAACAATGGCTGATTATATTGAAACTAGTGGATTTGAAAGCGCAAAAGGTGAGGAAAAAATAGAATTAATGTTTAGTCCAAGCCATATTTACGGAATTGGTGGCGATGATAAGGTTACAACTGGCATTTTTAAGCGTGATGCAGGTGGTGATTTGCCATTAAATAGCAATATTAGATTGGTATTTTTAAAGGCTTTATCTTGTGATACCCACAAATTATATGATGGTGCTACTGATTTGGGTTCATTATCTGAATATTGCTATGCAGGGATGACAGATGATCCGTATAATGGTGGATTTTTGGCAAGTGGAGATAGGTTAAACTTAGGGTTTGCTAGTCCTGCAGAGGTTTATTATGATTTGCCAAGTGGTAGCGGTGTATCAACTAGCTTTTACAGCATCTATTGGAGTCCTTACATTGGTGAGATGATAGATAGTAGCAATTTAATGCTCAATTGTAGATTGCATTTAGATACGGTGGATTTATTCAGATTAAACTTTGCAAATTATATCAATATTCATGGAATAGATTATAAATTGAATGCTATAAAGGATATTGATGTAAATACTAACGAGATGGCAAATGTTGAACTAATTAAGGTAGTTGATTATATATATTAGAAATGGCAGAAGAAATAATAGGGTTAAAGGTTGAATTAGATACCAGTGGTGCGAGTGCGCCAATGGCATCTTTAAAATCACAGATAAAAGAGGCTACCAATGAGCTGGTAAACTTTACAGGCAAGTTTGGTGCGACATCCAAAGAAGCTATCAATGCAGCAAAGCGAGTTGCAGAGTTAAAGGATAGATTAGGTGATGCAAGGCAAATGGTAGATGCCTTTAATCCAGATGCAAAGTTTAACTCATTAACGCAAGCTATACAAGGTGCTGCAGGTGCATTTCAAGCGGTGCAGGGTGCAATGGGGTTATTTGGCGCAGAAAGTGAAAACACGCAAAAGGCATTATTAAAAGTGCAAAGTGCAATGGCATTTTCGCAGGGGTTAAGTAGTTTTTTGGATGGTGGTATAGAAGGTTTTAGGAATTTATATAGAGTAATTAGCACAAATGTAGTAGCTGCATTTACAGCATTAAAGGCGGCTATTGGTTCAACTGGCATTGGGTTATTGGTTATTGCTATTGCAGCTATTGCAGCTAATTGGAATAAGATAACTACTGCTATTAGTGGTGTTAGTGATGAACAAAGAAAGTTAAATGATTTAGGAAGAGAAAATTTAAAAAAGGAGGAAGATAAACTAAAGCATATTAATTCACAAGATAATGTTTTAAAATTACAAGGCAAAAGTGAAAGACAAATATTAGAATATAAAATACAACAAATAGCTGCAGTAATTAAAGCTACTGAACAACAAATAAAAAGTGAAATAGCCTTAAATAAAGCTGCGGTTGATGCTGCAGTTAGGAATAAAGCAATATTAATTAGCATTTTAGATATTGTACAATATCCAATTATAAAATTATTAGAAGGTATAGATGCAATAGGTAGTGCCTTTGGTAAAAATTTTGATTTGGCAAATGGCTTTAAAAATTTAGAAGCTAACTTATTATTTGACCCAGAGCAGATAAAAAAAGATGGTAAAGCTACAGTAGATGAATTAAATAAAACTTTAGACCAATTAAAAAACGACCAAGCAGGATTGAAATTATCAGTAATAGGTATTGATAAAAAAGCTGCAGATGATGCTGCAAAAAAAGAAAAAGATGCGCAAGAAAAAAGAAAACAACTTGCAAAGGAAGGTTATAATAAAGAGTTAGAAGCATTAAAAGAAAGTTTAGAAAATGAAAAACTAACTTTTGCAGAGCGTAGAAAATTAGTTTTAGCAAATACAAAATTAACTGCAGAAGATAGAAAGAAATTAAATAAAGAAATTGATGAAGATGAAAGAAAAGCAATTGAAGAACATAATAAAAAAATTGATGAATTAAATAAAAAATATGAGGATGAAAGGTTAGATAGATTAGCAGATACCAATGTTAAAAAAGAGGAACTAGATTACCAAAGAAGGTTAGCTGAAATAAATAGTTTAGCGCAAACAGAAACAGAAAAATTTTCTTTAATTGAAAAGTTAAATGCAGAACATGAGGCTAGAATGATAGCAGCTAAACAAGCAGATGCAGACAAAGCAGCAGCAGACCAAAAAAAGATAGATGATGATATTTTAAAGAAAGATAAAGAAACAAAGCAAAAGCTAAAAGAAGAAGAAGAATTACTTGCAGAAGCTAAAAAAGAAATTCAAGATAGCACATTTATGGCTCTTGAAGGTGGTATAAAATTAGTATCAGATTTATTTGGCAAATCAAAAGCAGTACAAGCGGCTGCATTGATTGCAGATAGTGCAGTAGGTATTGCAAAGATTATAGTTAATACGCAAACGGCTAATGCAGCAGTAACGGCAAAATATGCACTTTTACCAGGTGGGCCAGCTTTAGCAGCAACTGAAATAACACTAAATAAAATAAATGCAGGTATAGGAATAGCGACAAATGTAGCAGCAACTGCAAAAGCATTAAGTGCATTAAATAGTGGTGGAACGGCAAGCGGTTCAAGTGCAGGCGGTGTAGCACCTAACTCGCCAAGTGCAACAGTATTTAACACCACTACCAAACTAAATAAAGATAGCATAGACAAGATTAACGATAAGGCGGTAAAGGCTTATGTAGTTGAAACAGATATAAACAACGGTCAAAAAAGAATTGAAAGAATATTAATAAACACAAAATTTAAATAAGATGGAATTACCACTATACGAGTTGAAACTCGATGAACAAACAAATGAATTTGGAGTAGATATAATTAGCCTAGTAGATGCACCTGCTATCGAAAAGAATTACCTAATGTTTGACAGCCATAAGATTGAATGGACTGCAAATAACGAAAGGATGATAGTTAGCGGCCCTGCAATGATACCGGATAAGCTAATTTATCGTAACGATGCCAATGGTGAATACAACACTGTAATTAGCAAAGATACGATTGAGGCGGTTGTACTTCGATATATGGAACAAGGCAACCAAAGCAATGTGAACCTAATGCACGGATCAATGGCTAAAGATGTATTTGTATTTGAAAGTTTTATAAGTGATAGCCAAAGAGGCATTGCACCAATGGCAGGCTATGAAGATTTACCAAATGGCACTTGGTTTGTATCAATGAAAGTAAACAATCCTACGGTATGGCAACAAGTAAAAGAAGGTAAGTTGAAAGGTTTTAGTATTGAAGGGTTTTTTGGCATGGAAAAAAAAGAAATAAAGGCTGAAATGAGTATTAATAGTGCATTTGAGCAGATAATGGACTTAATAAAGGAAATATAATAAGATTTTTATATATATAATAAAGCAGAAATAAAATGAGTGAAAATAAAGCAAATATTTTGCAACAAATAAAGAGCATTTTAACTAATGTTAAATTCGATGCACAACCAATATCAATAGATCCAGCACCAATTGAATTAATGAAAGTAACAGATGCAAGTGGTAACGAATACGAAGTAGAGGCATTAGAAATCGGCAAGGTGATGACAATGGGCGGAGTGCCAGTGCCAGCAGGTGAATACACAATAGCAGAAGGTGCGACAATAGTTGCAGTTGGTGAAGGTGGTGTAATTACAGAGATTAGCGAAGCTACTACTGAAATCCCAGAAGAGGAAATAGCACCAATGCCAACAGCTTCAGTTGCGCATCTATCAATTGAGAAAGTAGAGCAAATGATTGCAGATGTGGCAAAGCAAATGGAAGTAAAATACAATAAGCAAATTAATGATTTGCAAAATAGTATTAGCCAATCTTTCGCATCAACTAAGCAAGCTATTGAAGTATTAGCAGATATGCCAACAGCAGAACCAATCCACGTAGAACACAACAAAATAAATAAATCAGACAAACAAGCTCGCAGAGAATTATTAGGCGAAGCATTTACAAACTTTTTAAAAAAATAAATAAAAACAAATGGCAACAGTAGTATCAGGATTAACAAATTATGTACCTCAAAACGTAAATGAGGTAATATTAGCCGCAACATTCGGCACTAAATTTTTAACAGAGGCAGCAGGTAAAGCAACAGTACAAGCAGGTGTAAAAACATCAGCAAATGTATTGTTATTAGATGGCCCAGTAAGTTTACAAAGTGGCAATAACTGCACATGGAATGCAAGTGGGTCAGCAACTATTACAGATAAGATTGTAACAGTAGCACCTATTAGCATCATGGAAGAAATTTGCTATGATGATGTAAGAACAAAATATACTCAATTAGCTATGATGCAAGGTAGCAAAAATTTCGATGAAGTTGCATTTGCTCAATCAATAGTTGATATGAAAGTAAAAAGAATTGCAGAAGCAAACGAAAACTTAGTATTTCAAGGAGATACAGCTTCAGGAACTGCAAACTTAGCTTTATTTGATGGTTTATTAAAACAAGTACAAACAGGCGGTGTAAATAGTAATGTTTCAACATACACAACAGGTGGGCCAATTGCAACTGCAACTGGTATTACTACATCAAATGTAATTGCAATCTTCAATGGTATTGAGAATGCAACACCAATATCAATAGCAACTTCACAAGATAGAGTAGTTTTATGTGGCGCAGATACAGCGCGTAAATTTGCTCAAGCATTAACTACTGCAAACTTATTTAATTACACAGTTACTCAAGATGGTGTAAGCGAGTTTATCGTGCCTGGTACTTCAACAAGAGTAATACCTGTAAATGGTATGAATGGATCTAATATGATATTATCATTTGCATGGCCTAACATGGTAATGGCAATTGATGGCGAAGGTGAGCATGAAGTAGTTGAATTGAAGTATGACGAATATTCAATGAAAACAAGATTGTATTGCAAGTACAAATTAGGTGTAACTTTTGCAAGAACATCAGAGGTTGCTTACTTCAAATTAGCTTAATTAATTTAGTAGGGAGTGGGTAAAATTATCCACTCCTTATTTTAATAACATACAAAAAAACAATATAAAAATATGCCTTGTAATTTAACAGCAGGATTTACTTTAGACGCATGTAAAGATTTACATGGCGGCGCGAAATCCCTTAGAATAACAGAACTTGCAAATGTTTCAAGTATAACAGAAACAGCAGGTGTAATTACAGCTATCACAATGGTAGCTACAAAGAAATTCTATAATTTCATTTTCAAAAAAGAGGTGATTAACTTCAAAGAAACTGAAAATGTAGATGAAGAAAATGACACTGCAGAATACGTGATAGAAGTAACTGCAAAAAAGAATGCACTAACTACAACAACTAGAAACACACTATTATTATTAGCGCAAAATACACTTTGTATTATTGCAGAAGATAATAATGGTAAGTATTGGTTGCTTGGTGAGAAGTATGGTTTGACAAAGTCAGGAAGCCGCGAAAGTGGTACTAAGTTTGCAGACTTTAATGGTTCAATGCTTACTTTTAAAGGTAAGGAGATAGCACCATTTAAAGAAGTAGATAGTTCAATCATCGCAGCATTAACTGCTTAATTTTAAAATAAAACAATTAAAAAAGGTATGCTGTGAAAGGTGTACCTTTTTTTATAACAATATGGAAGGATTTAATATAAAACTAGCAGAGGCCTTAAAGCCATATAATCCACTATTTAGAGTAGGAAATAACGAAAAGGCTATTTTAAATGTAAGTACTAATAATGTAAATTATAATGAGTACTTAATGTACCTATTCCAAAATTCGCCAAAGCATGGTAGTTTGGTTAAGGGTAAGGCTAAGTATATCTATGGCAAAGGATATGCCTACAATCCAAAGGTAAGTGCAACCGATACGCTTAATGACTTGGCTAAAAAGTGCATATTAAATTATGAGATATTTAACGCATTCTATATTGAGGTTATAAGAAATAAAAAGGGCAAAGTTGCTAGCTTGCATCCAATCCCAAATAGAAACATTGCAAGAAATTATGATGGCACTAAGTATTGGTATATTATCAATCCACAGCTTACATCTATTGGGGCAAATAACTTAGTAGAGTTTGTAATTTATGGCGAGCCAAATCCAGATGGCAAACGTGAATTATTTTTTTATGCAGAGAATGAAAACCCTGCAAATGTTTATCCAACTCCTAATTATTTTCAAGGATTAAATTATATTGCTGCGGATGTTGAAGTAAGTAAGCACACATATACTAATAGTAAGCAAGGTTTTAAAGCTACTAAGCATGTAACTTTAGTAAATGGTGAACCTACAGAGGAAATTAAATCACGAATAAAAAAGAAATTTAGCGACACTTACACAGGTGAAGGTGGAGAAAGTATTATTTTAGATTTTGTTTCTGATATAAATAGAAAGACAGTAATTGATGATCTTGGTGTAAGTGATTTAGTAAAAGAAAATTATAGTGCAATAGATGAGTTGATAAGAAATAATATTTTTTCATGCCATGAAGTTACAAGTCCAGAATTATTTGGGATTAGTGTTCCTGGCAAGTTAGGTGGTACTAATAACCTAAAAGAAAGCTATCAAATATTCAATAATACTTATGTGTATTATCGTAGGGATGCAGTGCATCACGAGTTAATGAAGTTGGTTAAAGATTTAAATGACACTTTAGACACTTCTGTTATGCAAATGATGCCAACAGATCCAATTGGTATAGTATTGGATAGCGCAACTATTGCAACTGTACTTACAATTGATGAGCAAAGGGAATTATTAGGCTACGAACCAATGCCACAAGATGCACCTAAGCCAATTGCAGCACCTATTGCACAATCCAAAAATGATGATTTATTGGCTATTTTTAGCGAATTTGGGGCAAATAAAGACGATTATAGCCACTTTGTAAGGCATATAGCACTAAGCGTTACAAAAGCCGATATAAGCGATATATATGGCATTATTGCCGTTAATCCAGATGCTACGATAGAAGACATAGCAAATGAGATGGATTTGAGCCAAAAAGACGTTGAAAATGCGCTAAATCAACTAGAAAAACAAGGTAAAATAAGCATTGGAACGAATGGAATTGAGATAATTGAGCAACCAACTGCAACCGATTATAGAGTAATGTACAGCTACGAGTGGAAAGATGAAATACCAATGAGTGAAAGGGACACTGCAGAGCATCCAAGTAGGCCTTTTTGCCAAAGATTAATGGCCTTAGACAAGTATTATAGCAGAAAAGACATTGAAAGTATAAGCGCAAGATTGGGTTATAGTGTATTTGATAGAGCAGGTGGATGGTGGAATGATGGAAGTGGCACTCCTTCGCCAAGTTGTAGGCATAGATGGGTAGGTAATTTAGTAAGTAAAAATAAATAGCAATGATAAATAGCCAAGTAAAATTAATTAATGAGCAGGTTTTTAAAGATAGAAACCTAGTACATGCAAATGTGCCTTTAGAGATGCTAACACCTTCCATTTGTGCGGTGCAAGATTTGTATGTGCATCCAATACTTGGAGATACTTTATATTATAAATTAAAAGCCGATAAAAAAGCAAGTACATTGAGTGGCATCTATTTGGATTTGGTAAATAATTATATTTTAGATATTTTAATTTATGGTGTGATGGCAGATTATGTTATTGATAGCACTTATCAAAATTACACTAAAGGGGTTACAAAAAAGCGTGATGAATTTGCAGACTCAACTAGCTATGATGAATTGGAAAAAATAAGTGATAGGCATAAGAACAAGAT